CACGGATGGGAAATTGGCCGACGCCATCCTGGCCGCCGGGTTCTCGCTGAGGGACAAATGATGCACCGCTACCACGCTCCGCCTCCGAACTGGTCTCCGTGGTGGCTGGTATGTCGCGCTTTGTCACTTGCTGCCACTCTATAGAAACCGAGCCACCCAGAGTCGATTCAAGTTCCTCGCGTAATCCATCAGGCGGCAGCTCAGATTCACCCTGCATCTTAACTCTGATCACGTTTGCCAGAGCGGAGAAGTAGATTGCCGCCATTGGTTGAGTAACCTCTCTCCCGTACACCTCGCCAGCAGCCATCATCAAATCAAAAAACGCTCGCTTATCTTCATTCTTCATTCAGCCACCCCGCTAGGTTCTGCGCATTCTTGCGCGATATTGCACTCAGGCCAGCCAGTGGGCCTTGTGCTGCCCTGGTGGCCGTTAGGTATCCATCAAACTTCCCTGGTTGAAATAATGTTCCTGGTCGCAGGTATTGGGACATCTTTGGATCGTGTAGCCACTCCGCGCACTTGAACCTAACAACAGCAAGCAGGTCATCAAGGCTATGCCCGTCATTAAGTCTTGCAGATATGTTTGCCGTGTTTGTCTTGGCGCTGGCTTTGTACCTTGCACCTGTAAGCGAGTTAAGTAATCCGATCACCTGTTTCACTTCTCCGTCGAGCGTGCTCGACAAAAGTTCTTTAGGTTCACTTACTGGTTCTCTGGCTGGTTCAAAAGAGTGACTGGTTCTGGGGGCAGCTCCTGCCCCCCCCCCTGGGGCAGCTCCTGCCCCACCACCGGGCAGCTCCTGCCCCACCACGGGCAGCTCCTGCCCCACCACGGGCAGCTCCTGCCCCGGGTTATCTAGAGATAGGTAAAACATGTTTGATGAATTCCCTTTCTCTCCAGGTCTCATTTCTCTTTTTATCAATCCAGACAGCTCTAGCGCTCGCACATGAAACTTAACCGAGCTCCTTGAGATCTCGCACTGGTCTGCAACGTGCTGATATGATGGCCAACACTCTCCTTTATCATTCGCGTTATCAGCAAGCTTAATCAGAACCAGCTTTCTAAGTGGGTTGCCAACCTTTAGGTTCATCGCCTTAACCATTAGAAGCATCGACATTGATCACTCCTTGCTATCCGTGTTTGTAAATAGAGATATAAACTCATCACACTTCTGACCAGGCGCTGAAACTCTCCAATCCCCAACCAAATCAAACGAAACTCCACCCTCGAAGCTAATTGTTATTTCATATACGCTTGCCCACTTAGACTCCTGCATTAGGAAGCAGTCATCATTTGAGTTAGGGAATGTTTTTAAGCCTATCAGCGTAAACCTTACGTCATGATCTGCTTGCATAAAGAAGCTCTTGTATCTGGCAAGCTGAGCCAAGTGTTCTGATTTCAGCTTCGCGTTTTTTAGCTCAACCACCTCAATCCATTTATCTCCAGACTTCATGTCCTCAACAAGAGCGACGATATCAACTATTCCGTATTCACCAACTCTAACCTGCCTGTCAATTTTCACCACTCTGTGAGGAGATTGAATCCACGGGAAAACCTCAAAATCTCTCACGTGGGTGCATATCTCAAGCTCCATATCTGCTTCGCTATCAAAATGAATCATTTCTTACCCTCCACTTTCCCCTGAACCAGGCTTCGAATAACCGCAGCCTTGCTACCACCTACGCGCTTTGCCTCTTCCTCAATCCACTTCATTTGGTCATCGGTGAATCGTACTGGAGCCATAATTTTGTGCTTGTTCAATTTCGTTCTCCTTGTGTGTTTGATTGCTGAATAGTGAGCCATAAAAGAAAACATGTCAATATAAAAAAGATATGCAAAACGTATTGACTCAGCCACCACAACTGCTACTATCTATCTCAACAACGCGAGACAACAACGGAGCAAGAAAATGGAAAACCAATTCCCACAAGAAGTAATCGAGATGGCTCAAGGCGCAGTGCGCATGATGATTGAAGATGGCGTCACGCCTGAGATGTTCGTCAATGACACTGAGCGCCTTACCCGTGTTTATATAGAGTCTTATGTTCAGCGCCAGACTCGAATCTGCATGAACTACCTGACTTGCTCAAGCGTTCGTGATGCTGCACTTGATGCGATTCTTTCAACCTTGAAGGCCGAGTAATCGGCCATTTATTGGAGCAGGTCATGAAACTCGAAACGCTTAAAACCAACACCATAGAGATATTCGTCCAGCAGGGTGACGCGACTATCACTGTCACGCGCTGGGGCAACATGGAAGGCGCAAATATCATGGTCACAGGAAAGGATCTGGCCTTGCGCATGTCGTGCGCCATGACCTGGGAAGAGATCGCCGCGCTGCAAGTTGCGCTGGCTGCGGCCAATAGCTAACAGGGGTTAAGCATGAGCGAAGAGGAAATTGCGTTTTACACTGAGTGCGCAGAGATGGCAGGCATGAGCTTGGAAGAGTGGCTTGATAGCGAGCCATTCTGATAACAAGAAACAACGGAGTAACAACATGGCAATCCCAATCATGATCCTCGGTGAGAGCGGAAGCGGAAAGACCCGCTCTGCCAAGTCACTAAATCCGGCTGAGACGTTAATCATTCAGCCGATTAAGAAGCCGCTGCCGTTCCGGTCTGCTGACTGGAAGGCGTGGGATAAGGAAACCAAGACTGGCTCAGTAGTTCGCACTGACAAGTATCAGGTGATCAAGAAGTGGATTGATGCCGCTGAGTCACTTGGCAAAAAAACCATCGTTATCGATGATGCTCAATACATCATGCTCAACGACGAGTTACGCCGCAGTGATGAGACTGGATTCAAAAAGTTTGTGGAGATGGCCAAGGACTATGTTGACTTGATAACCCACATCACAAACCACGAATCAAACTTGATCGTCTACTTCATGACGCACATTGAGACATCAGAAGATGGGCGCATGACGGCCAAGACTACTGGCAAGATGATCCGCGAAAAGGTGGTGCTTGAGGGGTTATTCAGTATCGTCCTTCGCTGCCAGGTTCGTGATGGCATGCACTTCTTTTCCACTAAGACCAACGGCCTCGACTGCGTGAAGACGCCAGAGGACATGTTCAACTCAGACCAAATCGAGAACGATCTCGAATTGGTGAATCAGGCTGTTATCGACTACGGGTATTTCAACTAATCGGCCATGTAGGCCAGGAGAGCAACACAATGCAAAACAACGTTATGTTCCAGTTCAGCCAAGACGCCGCCATGGCATCCCGCGAATCATTCGGCATCACTGAATCCGGCGCATATGTCGGCAAGCTGTCGGCCAAGTATGTTCAGGGCAGTAACGGCAGCAAGTCAGCAGGTATTGAGTTCAGTCTTGAGTGTGACCAAGGCAAACTGAATTACCTCACCGCCTGGTACCAGAAGAAAGACGGAACCTGCAACACCACTGGCTACAACCTGGTTAACGCCATGATGGGCCTGCTCAAGCTGCAAACGCTGACAAGCAAGCAGGTCGGCGAGGATTGGGTATGCCCTGAGTTTGAAGGAAAGCAGATTGGCCTGGTTGTGCAGAAAGAGCTGTTTACCAAGAACGACGGAAGCGAAGGGTACAAGTTCGAGATAGTCATGCCGTTCAGCGCGCAGTCACGCAAGACGCTCAAGGAGGCCATGGCAAACACTCCAGCAACCGCAGTGGACAAGATGATCCCGTTGCTCAAGACCAAGGACAATCGCAGCAAGTCGCAAGGTGGCGGGCAGCAGACGGGTGGGGCTCAGCAATCAAATTCAGACAATATGCCGGACTGGATGCAAGACGACTTTCCAGCCTGACATAACAAATAATATTTTGACAATGGCCCAGCAATGGGCCATATTTACCAGGACGAAAACAACGGAGTAATGGAATGAGAAAAATAACAGTTAAGCTGAAAACTGGAACCAGCCAGGAAGAGGCCGAGATGCTGATTAGTGCCGCTGGAAACTGCTTTAAAGATGCTGATATTGATGTGATTTACTCTGATGACCCAACGCTTTCTGTTGTTATTAGAGAGCAGAATGTTGTTAAGACTATCCAGAGTGAAGCCCAGCAAGCAGGATCTCATTCACCATTCAATCCACACGCTAGACAAGATGGTGGGAACTATGGCAGAGACTAAGACTAAGCAGGCATTCATCAGCGGCTTTATAGCCAGGAATCGCCAGGGAATATCTGGTGACATGGCCAAGATTGCAGAGATCGCCATGGGTGCCAGTGGCGACAAGTACAGCCGCCTTTTCGACTGCATCGCCGAGCTGTCATATTCTGGGGTTAGCAAATCATTACAGGCTGTGATTGATGAAATCATAGATGACTACCTGGAAGAGCAGGCAGTCAAGGAGTGGGAGGCTTACAGTGAATAGCATAGACCTCCAGCAACTCATGAGCCGCAAGCGAGCGGCCATGACTCCAGCACAGAAGGCTCGCAGCATGAAGCGCACATTGTGGCTGGCAAATGACACGGCAAGCCGGACGCTGTTTGCGTCGGTGTATGGATTGGATGGTGGAGTCACGCCATTCACCATGGCTGGCCAGCGCTCACGCATTGACTGGGAGCGAGCTATGGCAGTCGGTGAGACTCCACTCAAGTGGGTGATCACATGTTATGCCATTTGCCGTGACCAGCAAGGGCGTGAATACCTGCCATCCATGGAGCTGACGCTGCCGGAGCCAGTCAAGCAGGATGCAATCAATAAGGCGCTGAGTCAGGCTCATTTTGATTGGGTGAAGGCCGAGATTAACAAGACGCACCTTCTCACCCTGGCATGGATAGCCACCACAGGTAAGATGCGCGAAGAGGTTGCAGGCAAGGTATTCCATCAGCTTGGCGCATGGGATTCATTCGACATAGTGCAGCCAACGGATGACGGTGGATATTTGACGGTGAGGAAAGGCGAATGAGCGCAGCATCTCCATGGCTTGAGTTATTCAGGAAGCAGCGAGCAAGCGAAAGGAAAAAGAAGTGCAAACGGTAACTCACGCAGTAGTGCAGGAGGTTATCAACAACACCGGGTTGTCATGGCGCGATGCGGTAGCCTGGTGCGATAACAACCTGTTGCCACAATGGCGAACAAGACCACAGCAACAGTATGTGAAACTAACAATTGAGAGTGATAGCGATGAATAAAACACCGGAAGGGCTCAAGGAAAAGACCAAGGAAATATTCGACATGGAGCGCAAACTCGACAAGCTCTACGAACAAAGGCGGGAGATAATCAACTATCTCGGGCTTAACAAGACGGGAGAGAAGAAATGAAAATGCACACGCTCACGCCAAAGTACAAACTGAAATTAGTTGATATAGTTGGAGAATCAAGATTGAATCCAATGTACATGGAGGATGAAAATGGAAGAACATACGCAAAATCAACAATCTTTGAGTCTATTGATGACCTCGTTGAATACGGGAAGAAGATGATCACAGAAAGACGCCAAAGGTTGCAATCAATGTCTGCCGCAATAGATGTTTGCGCATTAAATCTGGATAACGTTGAGTCAAGGAAAAAGTAAACAATAGCCGCCATTGAGCGGCTTTTTCATTTCCACTGGCCTCATGTTACACTTGACACAAACCGCATTGGGTGCGGGGTAAATGCTGGGGGCATGATATGGGCGAGTTAAACCAAAAGGAGGAGGTCTTCGCGCAGGAGTTTGTGCTTAATGGAGGCAACGCTACCGAGGCGTGGAGAAAGGCAAATCCAAACAGCAAGGCAAAGGTAGATGTGCAGTATTCAAAGGCATCAACCATGCTCGCCCAGGAAAAGGTGAAGGCAAGGATTGAATATTTAAAAGGTAAGGCAAGGGGAAAGGCCGAGGAAAGGTTCTGCATCACGGTCGAGCAGCGCCTTAAATGGCTCAAGGACATCACCGAGGCTGGACTTGATACTTACATTGACCAGAACCAGAACAGGCGCAGAGAGAACCTTGCAGCGGCTAGAGCGGCCATTGCCACTATGAACGACATGCTAGGCGTTAGTGATGGAGAATCAACAAATCGCAAGAAGTTCAACATCACTCTAAGGGTTGAAGATGCCTCTTTGCCTGAATAACCCGCAAGCTAATTTCCTGTCTGCACAAAAGAAGTTCAACGCGTTCGTTGGTGGATACCGAAGCGGAAAGACGTTTGTTGGTTGCGTCAGGCAGTGGATGCTTGCACTGAATTACCCTGGCATAAAACTAGGGTACTTCGCCCCTACCTACCCAATGATTCAGGATATTTTCTACACCACTATTGCCGAGGTGGGTGAAGCCTTATCTGATGAGGTCGGGGCAGAGCTAACTGTTGACATCAACGTAAGCCGGAAAGAGGTTGTGCTGCTGGTTGATGGCGTTGAGTATGCAATGGTTAAGTGTCGCGCAATGGAGCACGCTCACCGCATAGTTGGCTTCGACATCAATCACGCCCAGATTGACGAAATCGACACCATGAAGATGGATAAGGCTGATGCGGCATGGAAGAAGATCATAGCCCGCATGTCCAGCGTTCGCGCTGACTATCAGGTAAACACAGTGGACTTCACGACCACACCTGAGGGGTTTAACTTCGTCCATCGGTTGTTTGTTGTCGACCTGCAAGAGAGGCCAGAGATTGCGGAGTTCTATTCGCTCACCAAGGCAAGCACAAGGCAGAACGCAAAGAATCTGCCGTCCGATTACATCCCGTCCCTGTATAACACCTACCCATCGCAGCTTGTTGATGCCTATGTGGATGGAGAGTTCGTTAACCTGACATCTGGAACCGTTTATCACGCATACAACCGCGAGCGATGCCGCAGCCGCGAAACAATCAAGGATGGAGAGCCGCTATTCATTGGGCAGGATTTCAACGTTGGCAAAATGGCCAGCACTGTCTATGTGCAGCGCCAAAATGGGTGGCACGCAGTGGCTGAGTTGTCTGACCTGTTCGACACGCCGGACGTGATCCGCGTTATCAATGAGCGATGGCAGTCTAATGGTCACCGGATAATCATGTATCCAGACGCCAGCGGGAAGAATCGCAAGTCAAACAACGCCAGCACGTCAGACATCGCACTGCTTGAGCAGGCAGGGTTTGATGTTCGCGTTAACGCCAGCAACCCAGCAGTTAAAGACCGTGTGCTGGCTATGAATAAGGCGCTAGAATGCGGGAAAGTGTGGGTGAATGACTCTGCTTGCCCTAATACTGCGCGTGGCCTTGAGCAGCAGGCCTATGACAAGAATGGGGAACCTGAAAAGTCTAGCGGAGTTGACCACCAAAATGACGCATCAACATACCCGATAGTTTACGAAATGCCAGTGGTCAAGCCAGTGGCGCAAATCCAGGTTTCAATGTGGGGGAGAAGGTAATGACCATCCAATCAGCCGCTACAGGCGTGAAGTCGCAGCATCGGGATTACATCGCCAACTTTCCGCGATGGAAGAAGATCCGCGACGCTTTGGCGGCAAACTGCAAATCGTATCTGCGCGACGTTGGCAGCAGCGAGCCAGATAAAACGTATGGAGACCAGCGCCAGAAGGACTATGAAGATGGCGCAGTGTTCTACGGGTTCACCAAGCGTACCTTGAGCGGCATGGTAGGGGCTGTGATGCGCAAGCCGCCTGAAATCATCCTTCCATCTGGCGTTGAGTACCTGCTTGAGAATTGCGATGGGGCAGGTATTGGACTGGTTCAGCAAGCACAGGACGCACTGTCTGAGATTGACGCGCTAGGCCGTGGCGGGTTGCTGGTTGACGCCCCACAAGCTGGAGCGGCCACCATGGCCGAGCAGAACGCAGGCCAGCTAAACCCGCGCATTCTGTTTTACCCTGCAGAGTCCATCATCAACTGGCGCAAAGAGGCGCGAGGGTCTACTAGCATCCTGACCCAGGTGCGATTGGTTGAGCCTTACGAGTACGCCAACGCCAATGACGAATTTGACATGCTCATGGGTATGCGTGTGCGCGTTATCGAGCTGGTAGATGGCTTGTATCAGCAGCGGGTGTTTACCTATGACGATAAGGGCAGCCAACTAGATGGGCCGGACGTAATCACCCCGACCATTGGCGGAAAACGGATTGACTACATCCCGTTTACCTTCATCGGCGCAGACAACAACGATTCCAGCGTTGATGCTCCTCCGCTTGAGTCGCTGACTGATGTAAATATCGGCCACTATCGCAACTCGGCAGATGTTGAGGAATCCAGCTTTATCGCCAGCCAGCCAACGCTGATGATTTATCCTGGTCAGGCCATGAATGCCAGCCAGTTCAAGGAGGCTAACCCTAATGGCATCCGTCTTGGTTCGCGCATGGGGCATAACCTGGGGGCGGGCGGGGCGGCTGAGCTGCTGCAGGCTGAGCCAAGCAACTTGGCGCTTGAGTTGATGCTCAAGAAAGAGAATCAAGCCGTCATGATTGGCGCCCAGCTCATCACGCCAACCATTCAGGTCACCGCCGAGGCCGCACGGTTACAGCGTGGCGCTGATACCTCCATCATGGCCACCATTGCGCAGAATGTCAGCCAGGCATATGCAAAGGCCATCCAGTGGTGTTGTGAATTCATGGGCGTGACAGGTGAGGTGGTATTCGAGCTAAATACTGAATTCTTCCTTGCGCAGCTAACCGCCCAGGATCGCGCCCAGTGGATAGCAGACATCAATGCAGGGCTGATGCCAATGCGCGCCTACTATGCAGCACTGCGAGCGGCAGGCACCACAAATTGGACTGATGAGGAAATCGAGGATGAGCTAACCAGGCAGCCACCGCCACCAGCTCCAGCGATGACCACAACGGTCACTGGTGAGATACCGCAAGCGCCGGATGACACGGACAACGACCAACAATAAGCCAAAGCCCCTTAACTGGGGCTTTTTATTGCCTAATGTGCAAACTTTATTTTGACAATGCAGCAGATATTGATTAAGGTTTTGGTGTCTTAACAACGGAGATATGACATGACCGAAACCAAACGCCTTCGCCAAATCTGGCGGCAACTTCGAGACCATGGCTCAATGCGTGGCTTCGAGATGGATTACAAGTTTCTGCGCAGTTGTGCGCATTATGTTGGGGTTGTGTGATGACCAAGGAATACTTGAAGATGGCGGATTATTTTGCTGGTGAAGTTGATCAAGATGATATTGTTATTCTTGATTGCGGATTCGATACAATAAGTCACGCACCAGAAGAGGCGTCCGCCCATGCCATCAACTCACACGATGAGCTAGTGGCAGAGGTTGAGCGGCTGCGTGAATTTGAGCGTGATGCTATGCGCTACCGATTCCTGCGTGAATGCCACTGGAATGAATCGCCGCTATGCGTAGTGGTAGATCCTAAGGGGATGGTGAAGCTTGGCGCTGACTGCCCAACAACAACCAGGCTAGATGATGCGATTGACGAGATGCTTGCATAACCATCAAGCTAGTTTATACTTGCGTTGTGTGATTGGCGTCGAAACCGATTAAACACAGAGCCCGTTAGAATACCTCCTGCCTACATTCGCCAGTTTGTGGGTTTCGACCAGGGGGTACACTAACGGGCTTTTTGTTTCCTCTCTTCTACTCCTATCACTGACCCCATGTGTCGGGCTAAATGTAACGGCAGGCATGGATAAAGGTCGCCACTACTGCGGGATCGTATCAACAGTGGCACGCATGAGAGATACTGGATTCAATCAATCGAAGCCTAACGGCGAGTAACTTGGCTAAGCGGATGCGCTGCCAGATTGAATGATGATGGTGAATGGCTGGCGGATACGGCGCTTGCATGAGCGAAGAGTCATTCCGAGTTGCAGACATGAATATCTAGCAGCTTACCTACGTCCCATTGTGATGGACTGGGTGGATTCTTAGTTTGGTTTCGACCATTCTTTAGGAGAGATCTACCTTGAAGAACCCTTGTGATAGATAGACAGGTGAAAACCAGTGAAATCAAGGTGATGACACAACTTGACCAATGAATGGAGTAATGAAGATGGGAAGCAACGAGATGACAGAAAGAGAGATGCTTGATCTCGCGGCCAAGGCTGCTGGAAATGGCGCTTCGTATAGCGAAAATTTTGGTGATTTCACTACCGGAATACAGAGAACTAGAATAGAAAAAAGATGGAATCCACTAAAGGATGACGGCGATGCACTGCGATTGGCTGTGAGGATTGGTATTGTCGTTGATGCGCCTAGACTTTCAGCTATAAGTGGATCGCGGCTTTCTGCAGGGCACAATGACTGGACGCATGGAGACGATGATGGCTGTTGCAGCGATGAGCAAGCAGTCCGTTATGCAATAACCAAGGTTGCAGCAGAAATAGGCAAGCGCATGGCCTGATTTTCGTCATTCGCATGACGGTGATAGACTGGATAAAACAACGGAGGAAGCATGTTCAACGAAAAAGGTTACTGGTTAATGCAGGGCGATTGCCTGGAAAGGATGAAGGAAATACCGAGCGGCAGCGTTGATATGGTGCTGACTGATCCTCCATATGGCACAACAGCATGTAAATGGGATTCCATCATCCCGCTGGAGCCAATGTGGGAGCAATTGAAGCGCATCATTAAGCCGAATGGCGCTATCGTATTGTTTGGCCAAGAACCATTCTGTTCTTTGGTCAGGGTTAGTAACTTACCCGATTTTAAATACGACTGGCAATGGAGAAAAACAAGACCTAGTGGTTTTACCAATGCCAAACTAAAACCCCTGAAAGATTTAGAAACGATTATGATTTTTTCCGAAGGTTGTACAGCAAACGGCTCTACCAAGAACATGCCGTACAACCCACAAGGCTTAGAAGACTGTGATTTAGAGTGGTCCAGACCAAAAACATACTTGGGCGGAGACAGAGGGGTTAACCCCGCTAGAAAAAATTCAAAACTTTCCAGAAAAATAGAGAAAAATGGTTATCCTCGTCAGGTGTTAGATTTTGCTAACCCTAACAACTCTGTTTTACACCCAACCCAAAAACCTGTCGCCCTCATGGAGTACTTAATCAAGACATACACCAACAAAGGCGAGACTGCGCTCGACTTCACTATGGGATCTGGCTCGACCGGTGCCGCCTGCGCCAACACTGGCCGCAAGTTCATTGGCATTGAGCTAGACCTTGGGTATTTCAATATTGCACTAGACCGTATCGAGGCCGCACATGGCATCACTAAATGACACTTTGTTAGCTCACCAAATCTCAACCATCAAACATGCTGCCGGTCTAGGCCAATCCGTGATTCCGTATCTCAACGAAATGAAGGCCATCATCCGCAAAAAGGTGGCCGGATTCGATGCAGAGAAGCGCACAGCAAAGCGGCTGGAGACCATGCTGAATACGCTGGCTAACACGCTGAATAAACCAGCAGGGGCATGGCTTGCAGAGCTGGAGAAGGCGCTCAAGGATTTTGCCAAGTACGAGGCCGCCTACCAGGCAGACACTATCGGCGGGTGGGTTGGCGTTAACCTGACTGAGCCGACCATTGGCCAGGTGTGGGCTGCTGCGCAGTTTCAGCCGTTGGCACTATCGACCAGCCCTATCGACTTTGGAAAGATGATGGATGATTGGGGGGTTGATGAGGTTAACCGCCTGGTGATGGGGTGCAAGCAAGGCTTTGTGGAAGGGCTTACCACGCGACAGATTATCAAAAATGTGGTCGGTGATGGCGGGCTGGCTGACATATCACTGAGGAATGCCAAGTCGGTGGCAAATACCGCGCTTATGCACGTTGCTACCAACGCCAGAATGGCAGTCATGGAAGAAAATGATGATGTTGTCATCGGCTATGAGTGGGTTTCCACCCTGGACGGAAGGACTTCACCGATTTGCCAGTTTAGAGATGGCCAGGTATTCCTATTCACTGACAAGGTTCAGCCAAAGCCTCCAGCTCATTACAACTGCCGAAGTTCGGTGGCACCGAAGCTATCACCAGAATTCGACATCTTCGACGAAGGCGCTACACGGGCCAGCAAAGGGGCAGATGGTGGCAAGCAAGTATCGGCTGACCTGAGCTACTATTCCTGGCTCAAGCAGCAGCCAGCAGCGTTTCAAGATGAGGTGTTGGGCCAAGAGAAGGGAAAGATTTTCAGAAATTCGGGGATAGACGCCGAGACATTCCGAAAAATCACAGTAGACGATTTAGGCAGGTCGCTCACGTTGAAGGAAATGGCTGAGGCAGATAAGCGGGTGGCGTCTTACTTGAATAGCAGGGGGTGATTATGTGGTATGAGATAGCAATCTATTCTGTGATCATTGTTGTTGATGTCTTTATCATCATTGAGCAAGTGAAGATTGGAAGATCGTTGAGGCGGCAGCTTGAGCAGGCGAAGAATGAAATCGCAAAGCTCGAATCATCACGATAAAAACTTTGCGTTGATGTTTTTGGTTGATGGTGTAGAGTTTGAGTTGTGGTGAGGCAATCGCTCTGGATAGTAGATGACGAATGATGCCCGGTAAGTTCCGTCGGTAATCGGTCAGTAGGGTACGGAGTTGGGCGTAGGCTAGCGATGCAACTCGCGCTGGGTAAAGCCAAGTAGATTGAAGCGAGTCGCCAAGTAAGTCCTTCCAAAGTCGTGGACACCACAATGATTCATTTCATCTGGAGGTGATTCAATCTTGACAGCCGGAATAGACGGCCAGTTATTGGCAACGCTGGGAAGCGTGGCTGATAGCACAACTGGGATTGTATTTTGATAACGCGCTGAGGTCTGCTTGGTAGCCTGAGCGGATAGATAAGGCGGTCGGATAGCTACCGATTGATGAGTGCAATCCACAGTTGTGGTTAACTGCAGAGTTATGGATAACGAATGTCGGTATAAAACTTCCAAGCGGAAGGAGTGCTACCGATAGCCACAACACAAAGCCCTCTTCGGAGGGTTTTCTTTTGCCTGCTACAATCGAAATATTCAATCGACAAAAAAGCCAGCGTCAAGCTGGCTTGATGGTTAACTCTGATAGGTCTAGGTGACTACAAGTAATCGCTTTGAGCATTCAGTTTTGCCATTCGGTCATCAATCTCTTCTTGCTTTGATTTCTTCATGGCTCGATACGCCCTCCATGTGCTTGTCCTTCTAACCTTTTGGCATGATGGGTGCATCTCACCAAACTTACACAACCATCTGCGAGGCGTCATCTTTTCAGACATTACCGCTGCCATAGCCATGTCAAGCTCGCGCTTGGACATGGTTGAGTCCTCTGTGCTCATGTCTATCTCCCGTTGTTGTGTTCGAGATAAGTATCAATCGAATTTGCTCGACGGTAAAATGGAAAAACTAATCGTCACCATCAAGATATTTGCTTGACAACATGCAGCAGCTTATAATCGAAACGTTATTAATGGCTGGGGGCCAAACATGAAGAACATGAAGCTCAAGCAAGACCTGGTTATTCCTGCTGGCACAATCTTTTCGGCTGGGCCGCGAAAGACTGAATATGCAGATGGCTCAGTTGTTCAGGCTGTGATTGGCGTTGATGCGGATGCCTGTCTTACACTAACTGGATTCGTATCTGATGCGTCTTT